CTGGCATTTCTGTCAATCGTTTAGCAAAGTCCTCATCTGATGCTAAGAAATATAGGAGTTGTGGCCCTACATCACTTTCTAAGATGCTATCTCGTATTTCGTCACCTACAACTATCGTACTAGACTGCACCATTGCATCAAAATCAGGCAAATCGGCTTTCGCTTTGGCTATCTTCTCATTCCAAGATTGTAAAACCTTATCTTGAGCTTCTTTAGCCCTACGACCAGCCTCCTCTGCATCCCTTTGCTTTAAAGCATTTTCCGCACTCCATTCCGCTAATGCTTCTGCATATTCAAAAGCATCATTAAACTGGCTTGCTTGGGGTTTACCCTCGGCTTTAACAGTTTCCTGTTGTAACTTTTGGATATTCCCTGCTTCATAACTCTTAAGCCGTTCTTCTAGGTCACGAGCTTTGGCTTCAGCTTCCTGCGCCCTTTTCGTTACCTTGTCAAACCGCTTATTAAGCTTGTCTTTCTGCTTCTCAGGTTCTTGCTTCTTAGCTTCTTCCTTTGCTTCTGGTTCACTCTGTTCAACGTCACCTTCTGGCTCTGAATCTTCCTTTACAGATTCAGCCTCAGTAGAGGCTTGTTCGTCAGCTAAACCTAATCTTTCTGCATAAAAGGTTGTTGCGTTATCACTTGTTACTACACTACTTGCTTCTCTTACTTCGGCCATGATTTCTCAAGCTCCTTGGTTATTAATACATATATACAACTAAAAATAATTCTTGTCTATTTTTGTTTAGCTTCTTTTTTAGCCTGTTTAATTAAAGTTTTTTGTTCCTTTAATTGATCTTTATCCATACCAGCATAAGGATTGGCTTTGCCTTCAGGCTCGTACTTTACACCAGCTCTACGAGCCATTTCCTTCATTTTCCATTCTGTTACGTTTGCTCCAGTTACTGTTGGCATAATTTTCTCCGATTAAATACCACGTTCGATTGCTTCGTCTAATGCTGCTCTTTCTGTTTTACCGCCAATTTGAGCCATAATTAAAGCTAATTGCGCTTTCATTTGCTCAATTTCTAGCTGAGTTTGAGTCTTGATAACTGTGTCATGCGCCTGAGTATCAGTACGCATCCGAGTATCTTCTCTACGAACTTCCAACTCCATTTGTTTGCGTTGAGTTTCAGCTTCTTCTTGTTGCTGTTTAACACTAGCACCATATTGAATATCCATTTGCATAGCTTGAATCTGCTGTTGCAACTGTTGAATAGTCTGTTGAGATTGAGCCAACTGCATCTGAACTTGTGGTGGAATTGGTGATTTTTCATCAATTTGAGCCATTGGGTTAGCAGCAGCCAATCGGTCAGCAATAATATCTGCACCTGGGAAATCAGAGTTTCTAAAGATCAAGTCACCAGCAGTTTGCATCAAATTAGGATCAACTTGGAGCATCTGAACCATAGAATCAAAGGCTTCCTGACGTTTAGAAGCATAGCCAGGGCCTGTTTCCATAACAATATCGTATTCGCCTACTGTTACGTCATTCAAAATCTTTTCAACGCCTTGCTCATCAACACTTGGCTGGTTAAGAGTCACTAACTCGCCTTTGCCATCTGCGCCAATGATTCGCAATACTCTTTCCTTGTCATAAATATGAGGAATGAGGTCAACAATGATTCTTCCAGTTTGACGAATTGAACGAGTCAGATTGTCGTAATAATGGAAGTTAGTCATGTCTGACTGTTGCTGCATACCATTAATGGCTTTGCCTGACTGATTTCCGTTTGGAAGCTGAGAAGGATCGTAAATACCAACAACTGCCTTCAAATCGGCATTTAGTCCTTCAAGAGCTGTAACCATTCCAGTAGGAGGAGGTTCAGGCTGGATGCGAGTAGGAACTGGAGCTGGTCTGCCTTCAGAGTCAGTTTGCTTGTAACGCAATACAGGCATCGACTTGATGTTAGCTGTATTCCATTCCATTTCATGACCTTCATCCTGGCCTTCTGCAAGCAGGAACTTAGCCTTTGGAGCAAGGGCAACTGACTCAGTAAGAGCTGTTGACCAAAAGTTATACATACGCTGTGGATCTTTAGCCATACGAGTAAGGCCAAACTTTTTCTTCTTGCTATCCACAATGAGTTGTTGACCATAAACAGGCACAACAGGAATGTAACTACCAGCCCAATCCCTTTGTTCAAGGATCTGCATACCAGTTAATTTGCACCACTTAATCTGTTTTTTGATGGTTTCACGCTTAGAAACGACATAAATGCCAGCATCTTGCATGACTGTTTCTTTAGGTTTTTCATCTTCATAGCAAGTGGTTCCATCAGACAAAAGCAGCAATTTCATGCGCTTGCGTTCTGTATAGAAATATTCAGCTACACGAATATCTTCCCTAGTAATCCATTCTGATTGGCTATCGCCTGTGCCACGAGGAGTAAAACCGCCTCCATCGTCTGCGCCTGGGTACATTTTACGGAAAGCTTCTTTGCTAATTACTTCAGTAATCAAGCATTTTTCCGCATCTGAGCCATCAGGTTCATTGGAATTAGGATCGAAATACACCATAAATGGGTTCTCGATGCGCTTAATATAGATTTCTTGATCAAAACTATCTTCTCTTGGATAGTCATGAGTTATGCGCCAATAGCCCCATCCCATGCGAACTGCAAAATCAAAGGCATTGTCATAGGCAGAATCAGCATCGGATTGGTTTTCAATATGTCTGCAAATGCCAGTAATGATTTCAGCGATCTTTTCGTCTGACTCATTGTTCATGCCATGAGCCTTCATCCGAGGTCGTTGCTGTCTTTGCTGATTGGTAATCTGTCGGCAATACGCATCAATCTTGTTGATGGTCAGATAAGGTCTAGATTCTAGTAATCGGCTATTTTGAATTTCTACAGGCCATTGATCGCCACCAGCGAACTTTAAATCGTCTAGTGCTTCAACTCGATTATTTGAATCATTATCGGAACAAAATCTGAGAAACTCTTTAGCTTCTTCAATTACTCCTGATTCGTAATCATCGCCATATTCGGTGGAATAGACACCACCATTGCCAGAATCCATGACTGCCATATTTATTCCTTAATTAAGGTTTTGCCCATTCTATCCCATCCATGACGAAATGCCCATATCCATTGGCTTTCTTTTGACAATTTTCTTCTCTTGAATCATCAATCCAATATATCGGAAAGCATCAGCTCCATGCGAATAATTATCATGAACAGGCTTCAAACTAAAAGCTTTGGTGTCTGGATCTACGTCATAACGATAATGCCGTAAACAATTTAATCCAGCAGCCGTATTTGTTTTATCAAAATAACAGGAGCTAAATATTGTTCTTGCAGCATTAATGGAATCGGCAACAGGCACTCTTTCCACAATTCTGACATTAAATCCAGCATTACGCACTATCTCTTCTAAACTTCTGCCGTTAGATGCAATCGTTTTGTTTCTAGCATCATGAGGCAAATACAAGGTGTCATAGACATAGCCAAAAGTCTGCATCCTGCCAAGGATTTCACTCATTGTTGTCTGAGTTGTTTCAAAGTAACGAATCAGCCTGGTTTCCATGCCAACAAACTGAACGAACCAAATAGCCGTTGCATCAGCCCATCCAATATCGAATACCGCCATTACAGGCTTAGATGCATCGTATGGAACATTGGTGATCCTGCCATCTTGCTCTGCCCTAGACATTTCTTTGGCAAATACAGCTCCATCAATGGTAGAACGAGTAAAGCCTTCCCATACGTTTTGGTAAGCCTCAAAATCCCTTGTTTTTAAGGTATTTCGTTCAATATCCAATACTTCAGGAAACCAAGGATTGTCGTTCCAATTAACCTTTTGGACTATTGCATTATCAGGAGGGCTGATCACAAACCGCTTGTAGGTTTCGTCAGTTGGCAGCTCTGGATTGAATGTAACCCAAATCTCGGAATTTTCCTTACGGATCGTAGGAATCAAAATATCCCAAGATACGGCTGTTACGTTGTTCGCCTCCTCCACCCAGCAATAATCTATGCCTTCGATGGATTTCAAGCCGTTTACGTTGTTTTTTATACCAGCAAAAATAAACTCTGTGCCGTTTTTGCCTCTAATTGTGGTTTGCGTAATCTCATAATGCGCTTCAAGCTTCATGTTATAGATCTGATCTACCAGCAGCTTATGAACAGAATCTTTAATTGAAGTCTGAAACTCACGAGCACAAAGCACTCGGATTGTGTTTTCTACACCTTTGCAAAGCAATGCTCTAGCTACAGAGTGAGATTTACCAGCTCCACGCCCACCATACAGAACCCTATAACGGCTGTGTTTTGGTTCAAATAAGCATTTAAGTTTTGCAGGAAAAGGAGGCCAAATGACCCCATTTTCATCTTTCCTTGTTTCCATTTGAATCTACAAAGGTAATTGCTATGCCTTTTACCAGCTCTGATCCATCAAGCCCACTAATCTCGGTTGCTTGAACAGCTTTGCCTTCCATGCGATCCATAATTTCTTTTACAGCCCAAGGCTCCCTTGCTACAGCAGCCTCCACAAGCCCTTCCACTATTTCTCTTTTCTTTTGGGGATTTTGTGCAAGAAACTTTCTGATTTCGTCAGAAAAGATTTTCCCCTTCTTGGCATTTTTATTGCCTTCAGGAGCTCCACCTTTATTAGTTGACTCAACTTCTATGTCCATGATTTTTAATTAACTTTAAGTTAACGATTACTCATTAGCCATGCTGTCAGAATTAGCCTCTGCCTGATCTACGTCAGCTTGTACTTCAGGGCTATTTTGCACGTTTTTCCATTGATCTTGAAGCTCTTGTGGAACTCCAGGCTGATAGATAACTGCGTTCATATCCGCTTGTACTTCCTCTATAGACTGAGGAACTGGATAAGGAAGGTAAAAATTAGGGGCTGTCATTATTCTTCGTTTTCTACAGGAGTTACGCCTACTGCTGCTGGCTCAGTTGCTTGAGCCTTAACTTGAGGTTCAGCAATAGCTTGGATTTGGTCAATTAATGGTTTTGCAAAGCGATACGGCATTTGATCGCAATAAGCCAAAATGGAGTTGAGTTGATCTACTGTAAAGGTAATGTTCATTTCTTTGTCACTTTCTTTGCTGCTGCTTTACCGCCTTTTTTGGCGATTGCTTCACGTTGTACGGCATAACCAATGGCTACGGCTTGTTTGACAGGCTTGCCCTGTTTTACTTCTTTAGCGATATTCTTATTACGAGTTGTATCGCTAGTTCCTTTGCGTAATGGCATGATTGCTCCTATTTACAGTTCCAGTTTTTAAGGGATGCTTTGGCTCTTTCAGCAGGGCCTTTGGCTTTTTTTACTACGCCTTCCATTCTTGCACAAAAGGACTTTTTACGGCCTTCATCAGCTTTTGTCTTAGGATTTGGTGCAGGGGGCTTTAAATTGGCATTATTTTTCTTGTTGTATTCGGCCCTACCTTTGGCAGTCATTCCTGCGCCTTTTTCAGTAGGATTGTAGGTTTTGCCTTTGCCAGTAGTTTTATGTTCTATTGGCTTGTCATGTTTTTTAGTAGCCATGATTATTTTTTCTTTGCAGTTTTGGCAGATTCTTTAAAAGCTTTGGCAGTTGGCGCACCTTTAGTTCCTGGCTTACGCATACGTTCTACTGGCTTGCCTTCAGCCTTTTCTTTTTCAATCCTTGCTTGCTTTTTATGGATATTGGCATAAAGCCCAGGTTTAGTTGCCACTTTTTTGCTCCTTGTAGTAGCCTTTTTAAGGGCTGGTTTGCGTTTTTCTTCAACTACTTTAGGTAATTCAGTAATTGGCAGCTCTTTTCTGAACTTAAACCATTGTTTAAGCCATTTAAGCATTTTCAGGCTCCTCTTGGAAGCAAATATCTTGCCAGCTCATGACTAAGTATTTAACGCCATCTTCGTAATAAGGAAAGTATTTAAGATATTCCTCGCCTCGATCATCGTTCATAGTGCCAAATCGAACTCTAGCTCCTACTTGAATAGGCATATCTTCTCTGCGACCACCAGAAAGCTTCTTACCTGGGCCTACCGCTACGACAGTTCCCATGTTTTCAACTTCTTTGTTTTCAACGATGATTACGTCAGAAAGAACTCTAACGTCTGGTTTTACAACAATTTTGTCTGCTAATGGCTTTAAATTCATGCTTTTCTTGGCCTTCCTGGTTTCTTTTTTGGTTCAGAAATCAATACTGGTTCAGTAATCACTTGAACTAATGCTTCTAATGCTGCGCTTTCGGCAATACGCCACTCGCCACACCAATCGTCATTGGATTTATTAACGGCAGAAGGGAATCGCTTACAGATCCCCATGCGTTCACCTACAACGAAAAATAGACAGGAATTACAACTGTCTTTATTCTTTGCTACAGCCATCTAGTTCTCCGATTACTAGTTTGGTTAGAAAGCCTAGGGAGGTCACGCACCCTAGGTTTTCGCTTTTTTACTTACGATCTTTTTCGTAAGCATCTTCCATTGCGTAAGCTGTGCGCTTATGCTCATAGCAGACACCTTCAGTACGACCAGTATTGTATTGGTGGTCAGAACCAATAGCATCTTCTTTGCCCATAGCAACACCGCCACGCAAAGGCTCTTTGCGATTAACTTTGTCATCAACAGAAGAAGCACCTTTAGGCACTACTACGCCCTTGGCTGGTACGCCCTTCATGCTGTTTGGGTCAGTTGTTTTTCCCATTTTCATCATTTTTAATTCCTTTTAGCTAAAAAGGCTACAAATCGTAGCTTTGCTTATTTTGCCTTATCCATTATCCATGTCAAGCATTTTAATTAATCTGATGGCTGCATCAACTGAATCTATTCGGCTAACTGCACCGCCTCGCCATTCCTGCATAAACTTAATTTGTGGATCAGTAAATGAGGCTTTTGCATCACGTTTTATTTCAACAAGAATAGATTTACCACGATACCCAATAAGTAAATCAGGGCAGCCCCTCCCAACAGTAGAAAGATTGAGAACACTTGCTCCAAGCGCAATAAATGTATGAACAAGCTGTTTTTGATTTTCATCAACTCTTTTCTTGTAATGAGTCATTTAATCTTTCTAACAAATCTTCTTCAGAGAAACCCCAATACTTTTCAAACCCTTTATGTCCAAGCTGGTGAACTGAGGTATTACCAAGTCTGTGATGATAGGCGCACAAGGGGATAACTGGGGCATTTTCTCTTTTTCCACCAAATCTTCGTATATGGTGCATTTCTGTTGGGGAATCTTCAAGGTTTCTGACTTCTTGTTGTTTGCATAAAATACAACCATATCTCGCCAAGCGAGCATAAATATCCTTTTTTGCCTTAGTTGCCATTAAAAAGGTTCCGTTAAATCAACGTATTTAAACAACTCTTTTGGTACATCATAATAAGCTTCATGCTTTGTTTCATCACGCATTTCGATTGTAGGAAAGTCTAAAGTCTTATCTCCATTGATCCAGTAAGCATGAGTCATATCTTGGGTAAGCGCAAAAAACAAGGTTTTAGGCACTTCTAGCATATGCTTTTTTCTTACAGGAACATGAATTGTAGGATAAGGGCATGGATTCCATTGTCGAACTTCAACTTCTGCATATCCTATTTTTTTGCCATTTCTGTAAATGATTAAATCTGTTCCGTAAATATCAGAATTATCCAAAGCATCAAACCCCCATTTCATTTTGATCCAAGCAGCTACAGCAGCTCTAGCTGGAGGATCGTATTTGTCATGAAGGGCTTGATCAAACTTCTTAATCTGCATGGGAAATATCTTCAAGCTTTAGCGCAACTTCTACAAATTCATTAGCTATTTGACGAGCCAAATCTTTATCTTGAGCTATGCAAGCTTTGTAGTAATCCTCCAAAAGCCTTTTGGCTGCTAAGTATGGAACACTAAAATCTCTCACAATAAATCCTCCAGTTTTATGCCTTTTAAAGCTAATTTTTGTTTAAATTTGCGTAATGCCACCGCTAATATTTGCTCAATTCTTTGATGGCTTACACCTTCAATTTTGGCTATTTCCTGTAATGTCATGGGTTCCATTACATATTTCCTTGTCTGCGATTAGAAGATAAGGTGCGCCAAATATCAATAATCCGCATTTCATGATTGCGTTCATTGTCTATTTTCTTAAATTGTTTTAAGGCTTCAGTCCAAGCTTGTACCGCTTGTGCGTATTTATCGCTTGATAGAGCCTTTGCTTCTCTTTCTGCTACTGTGCCTTCAGCCAATAGGAAAGAATGGCTCTTAGCTTGTTTTAAGCCTTCCTCAAGGTATTTAACCTGACCAGCCCAAGCTGCATGAGATTCATCGGTAGAGGAAAGCTTGATTAACGCTTCTTCCACCCTGTTTTCAGTTAATTGTTCAAGATTCATAGCCATTGTCCTTTGATTGTTCCTCTGTTACCTTTTCTCCATTGGTCTGCCATGTCGAGCTGGATTTGGTGAAGTCTTGGCGCAAAGTTTGGGTTAGATAGCAACTTGCGTATTTCTGCGAGGCCGTACTTGTGCCTGATGGAAAACAAATAGCGAACTTCGCATTGGTGTCGGTATTTTTCACAATAGCTCCAGTTGTCCTTTGATTTCACAATTTCCCCATTGATTTGCCATAGCATCTGCTATTCCTTGAAAAGTCTTATTTCTCATTTTTTCCCTTTCTTTAGGAGGCAAACAAGAGCTGTCGTAATACCATTGGCTCATGCGTTTACCGCTTTTAGCCACCCAAACTTGGCCTTTATCAACAATATTTGTTGGCTTTAGCAAAGGAAGTCCTTTAAGCCATAAGCAAGTGGCTTTAGTTGCCCCATGACCATATTCGTATGGCTGGATGATCTGATCAGGCTTTCTCCATAAATTGCTCATAATTCCGATTGGATTCTCTATGGCATACCTTGGAATATTTGAATTAGCTAATTTCATAAAAAAATCTATGCCTTTTTGTTGCCTTCCATCTGCTTGCTTTTTAGCAAAATGTCTTGCTCCGCTTACAGCTAAATGAGTGCAAGGAGGATGAGCAATCATTAAATCCCAGCCATCATTTAAAATATCTAAAACATTACCTTGGTAATGAGGCCCAGGCACTTCTGTAGGCTCTAAATCACAACTCATAGCTTCATGCCCCCCCCTAATGAAGGAATCACGAACTGTTCCGCTAAATTCGCAAGCAACAAGCACTTTCAAAATGGCGCATCCTGAAATTTAAAAACTGGTTTATTTACTTTTTTGGCAACAATTTTCCATTCAGGCCGTAATGAAACTAAATATTCAGCCTCAGTTTTGCTTTTAACCTGACGAATCATGCCTAATTCGTCATAAATGTAATAAATCACGCTACTTTCCTTTTTTCACGTTGCTCAATGATGTAATTTCTCATATCAAAATAGCTGTTGAATCGAGCCAAAGCTGGATCTTTTCCTAGTTCTTGGCGATAAGCTGCTTCAATCTGCTCATTAGTTCCTAAAGGCAATTCCTTGGCTTTCTGAGTTGCTTGAGTAATCCATGAAGCTTCAAATGATCTCCAGCCTTTAAAAATAATGGTTTCTAATACCTGATCCAATGGCATCTTGGCTAATTCAGCTTCATTAATAAGTCTGGCTAGAACTCTGTCAGTAACTGGAGCTTTAAGCCTTTTCCTGTAAACCAAAAAATCATTCCATAAATCAACAGAAACTCCTTCAGGAGTTGCGACTTTAGGAGTTGTTTTTATATGGTTCTTGGTTAATGGTTCTTGGTTCTTGGTTGGCATTGGGGAGTGATTAGGCAGGGCAATAGGGGGGGTATTAAGGGGCTTAT